TATGATGGGAAAGTCTATCATATACTTCTTACTGACAAAGAAGTGGAGAGAGGAATCGAAAGAGCAAGCAAGAACCCAGAAGACGTTCCTGGCTTGTGGAAAAGAATTCGTCTTTTGTTTGGTGTATAAGAAACACATTCTATATCATGTCAGAACAAACACACAGAAATTGCGTCATATGTGGTGAAAATAAACCGATTTCGGATTTTCCTATTTCCAAGAAGGTAAAAAACAAAACATACTATCGTAAACAATGCAAGACTTGTTACTATAGTGGGTATCAGAAGGACCAGAAGAACGCACGCAAAAAGTTATTCATTGAGTACAAGAAAACATGTGTATGTCAAATCTGCGGTTATGACGATTGGCGTGCCTTGCAGTTTCATCATATAAATGATAAGACAAGTAATGTTGCTGGTATGGTGGGTCGATTCAACCATAAGATGGTCATGGAAGAAATTGAAAAATGTATCTGTATCTGTGCGAATTGTCATCAAATAGAACATAGTTTATACGATGGAAATGGAATGAAAAAGAAACACCATCGCAAGTAGTAGGCTACCGTGTTTTTGATAACACTCCCCAGCCATTCTCTGTGCCCTCACGCAGACCCTACTTGCGATGGTTTTCTCAAATACACAAAAAGTGATATATCATCAATTCTATAATTCAGGGAACCATATAAATACTTTTTGGAACTAACCCTTGTTATGGGTGAAAGGATATCTTAATTATGAAAGACAAGATTCAAATTGCAACTAAGATCGAAGTAAAGCCTTCTCCACTTCATCGCTATGGCATCTTCGCCACAGATAAGATCAATGAAGGTGAAGTGATCGAAGAGACAATGTTTATTCGAACAACTCATCGAGCAAAGACTGAGAATAGAGATCCCGCTCTGTTCCATTATTCGTATGGCATTAGTTGCAATTGTGATAAGTGTCAAGCAGAAGGAATTAATTTTGCAATTCCATTTGGATACTGTCAGTTCACTAATCACTCACTCGAACCAAATTCTGTCATGGTGCATGATTACCAAGAAGGTTTGACTGCTCTTACTGCTCTTCGTGATATTGAAGTGGGTGAAGAGATCACTATGAACTATGGTGAGGGATTCCAACAGTGGTTGGATCATGTGAGCAAGATTCAAGAAGAGATGAAACTACTCAACTCGGAAACCAAGGATTCTTTTGATTCGGGTCCAATCAAGTTCCGTGCCAGAGAGGTTCAGAATGAACCAGTCAAGCGTGGAATCAAGGAGATGGTTGATCAGGCAAACGAGATGAATCAGGCTGATTGAACTGGTGGATTAGGATCTAAATCTGAAATGTCTGCTTGAGGAATTCCAAGATCACTACAAAGTTGTGGTACGCCAGTACACTTGTAGAAACAGTTTCCACAGTCTTTACAATCACCAGTGGTTACTTTTTCACAGATACCTGCTTGAACATTACATGCCATGTAGGCTGGGACTTTTCCACAGGTCCAGAAGTAATTTGCTCCACCAGTAGGATCTGGAAGATTACCGTAGTTGCTGTGTCCTATTCGTTTACAGATGAGATCTGCTTTTTCTATACATTCTAGTGAGAGTGGATTAGTCGAAGTATTACACCAACAAGAATTAAACTTTGGCGCACCCCATCCTCCAGCAAATCTACCTGGCATTGTTGATTGGTCGCAGTAACTGTCTTCATCTCTGTGATTGTATGGTGGTACTGCTCCGCCTGGAACTGGATCTTTTCTTCTGTTATAGATGGCCCATGCAGTACATTGTTGACATTTATCATTACTACATTCACCTTCTGCATATACCAAACACTTACAGCATTTTAGATCATCTTGAAGCCACCTTTGAAACTCTGGTCCGAATCCCTTTGGTTTGTCTTTTCCATCTGGTCCAGTGCAGCCACCTTCCTGTGCTGTTGTGAACATGATTGGTTGAGATGTCCTTGCAATTCTTTCTTGGTTTTGTTTTTCTGTAACATAAACAGAAAGAATAATCTGTGTCTGTGTTGCATCTTCTTTTGTAATTGGTTCGTCTACATCAACAACTTCAAAACCATTTTCTCTTCGAATGCCTTTGACTGTGTATCTTTTATTGTTTGATGTAGTCTTTTTGAATTCTAAAATAGAACCAACTCTTACGCCGATGTGTGTGAGAGACTGGTTTGATAATAGATTGATAATCTTATTGACCGACTTTGAGTCTTGATTACTTGCTGTCTTTGTAAACTGTGGTAGGTCGATGAAGTAGTTTCCGTTGAAAGAAACTGCCGTTGTAGAACTAACAGCAGACGATTTTTCAGCAACAAGAATCTTCTTTTCTACATCAATCGTCTTGATTGTATATGTGTCGGCAAAATTAGTGAGTGGAGTTCCATTCATTTCATTGATATACGATGCCGTTGATTCTGTTCCACCATCAAGTGCAAGAGTGGCACCTTCTGAGAGGCCTCGAAAGAAACCATCAAAGATTGCTTCTTGGTTTGAACCAATGATTCCAGAATAGTCGAAGATCGTTGTGACACGATCGGCATTGAGAATTATATTTGGTCTAACAGAAAACCTTGTCTTCTTCTCCTCCAAAAGAAAATCTGTGTTGGAGGTAGCAAAGTAGATACCGTATAGTGTCGCCGTGTTTTCACGAATCAGAAGTTCTTGACTTTCAAGTTTTACCTTGTTTGTTGTTGAACTTCTTTTTGGTCTTCTGATCATATCAAGAACCTATTACATTGACAGTTGCTGTTCTTCCAGAGTCTGTTCTAAAGTAGACGAGTGCTGCATTTGAGATGCTGAGGAATAGTTCTTCACCAGCAAGGAGGGGATAACCATTTGTAATTGAATTCTGTAGATCTGGTCCGCCAACATAAACTGTTGTTCCGTTTCCTGATCCAGCCTTGATACTTAGACCATTCTGAAGAGTTTGATTCTTGAGTGGCTTACCACTTCCAGACACTGTAACTTTCTGAACAAACAGTGTTGATGGTGGCACGACTCTGTTTACACTGGTCTTCACTAGTTTATCTGATCCACTCGTCATAACGGCGTTGGATAGGTTTGTCAGTGAAGTATTTGCTGTATCAACTTTGCCACTTAGAGTTGATACAGATGTGTTGAGAGTTGAAACCTTTGTGCTGATTTCTGATGTGTTGGTGGCAGTAGATGCGGTTGATGTTGCCACTCCACCAACGACAGTTACTTGGTCGTTTGATGTGAGGTTGCGAATATCGAGATCAGTGGCAGATACAACTACTGAACTGCCTGCCCCTTGACCCTCAACAACAATTGGAACCATGCCTGAGACACCCTCAACTGCCAGTGTTGTACCAGCGGTGTTAGAAACCCCTATGTCGCTTGCCACATTGACACTGAAGGTGAGTCCGCTTGTGTTGGTGAATGACACCTTGAGAGCATCTCCAGAGACTCCCAGAGCGGTTCCAGAAGCATAGAGATCGACTGGTAGAGTTGTTCCACCAGCAGAGTTATAGACTGCTACGCTGTCTGTACCTGCTGTGAGATCGCGAATGTCGAGGTCTGTCGCAACTGCCGTTACGGTTCCAGTTACACCAACATTTGATGTTGCTCCACCGACAACATGAACAGTATCGGTTGAAGATGTTAGATTACGAATGTCGAGATCGGTGGCAGAAACGGCAACTACATGTCCACCGCTGATGCCCTGAATAGCAACAGTATCTCTGCCACTAATTCCTGCCGTTGTGCCAGGTGTTCCCGCCGTTAGATCGCGAACGTCGAAATTGGTTGCGGTGATTCCTACTGGATATCCACCACTGATTCCTTGAATGGAACCCGTGACTTCAACGGCAGAGTAGACTGCTGGATTTGAAACAGAACCAATCGCACCAGTTCCACCAGATGTGCCAGTAACACCACCAGCAACAATTACCTTGAGATAAGAAGCAGTGCTTCCATAAACTGCGATGGAGTTACCAATACTAAGTGTTCCCTTGACTTTGAGTTCACCGTCTTCTATAATGGACGCTGTAGATCCACCGCTGTAACCAGCAAACAATTGAACTGGCATTGGGTAGGTTTCTGAGACGCGAGTTGTTGTAGTGTTGTCTCCATATGAGACTTTGATGATTTGAACATGGGCGTCAGCAGTAGCACCAAAGCCATAGTCTGTAGCCATGTTGTATGTGGCGCCTGATGGTCCACTCGCAACGATGATATTGTCGGGCATGATCTACTCCGTTTGATATTTTGATCTCTAATATATATAATAAGTGTCATTACCTAAAGGATTCGATATGATTGAAGATACAAACTTCCCAGAAGAGATTGTGAATTATGTGAAAGAAAACAAGGGTAGTTACATGGAGGCAACGATCTACATCTGTGAGAAGTACGATATCGACCCCGTATTTATTGCGAAGACATTGACAAAGCCTATCATTGAGAAACTGGAAATGGAAGGAAGAGAGTTGAACATGTTGCCTCAACTGTCCTCAGCAAAACTTCCTTTTTGACTTGACAATATAAAGAAACAAACTATAATTCACTCATTCGTGCGGGGGAGTTCCCCGCGTAACAAGGCTGGGGGAGATCCCCAGAGAAAGGATCGTGTATGAATTTTTCAGATTTTAAGAGGAAGAGTGCGACAAGCATTTCAGACTTGTCAGCAAAACTGGAGTCAATGAACTCCACCAAGTCTTACAAGGACGATCGGTATTGGCGTCCCGAGTTAGACAAGTCGAGTAACGGTTATGCTGTTATTCGATTCCTTCCCGCCACTGGTGAGGAAGAACTACCTTTCGCAAGAATCTATTCTCATGGATTCCAAGGAAAGGGTGGCTGGTTTATCGAGAATTGCCCCACAACTCTTGGTAAGAAGTGTCCAGTCTGTGAGGCTAACAACGAACTGTGGAACAGCGGACTCGAATCCGATAAGGATATCGCTCGCGGTCGCAAGCGTAAGTTGTCCTATGTTTCTAACATTCTTGTGATTAGTGATCCCGCAAATCCCGAGAATGAAGGTAAGTTGTTCCTCTACAAGTACGGGAAGAAAATCTTCGACAAGATTCAGGAAGCGATGAAGCCTGAATTTGAAGATGAGAGTCCCGTTGATCCCTTCGATTATTGGAAGGGAGCAAACTTCAAACTCAAGGTTCGTAAGGTTGCTGGTTACATCAACTACGACAAGAGCGAGTTTGAGGCGCCCTCTGCTCTGTTCAACGGAGATGATGCGAAGTTGGAGTCGCTGTGGAAGTCACAACACTCACTCGCTGAACTCGTTGCACCAGATCAGTTCAAGGAGTATGTCGAACTCAAGGAGAAGTTCGGCCAGGTGATTGGGAATGATATTCGTTCCTCCCAAGACGATATTGTTACCAACACCGCTGAGAGCATTGAGCCTCCTTCGGTTTCATCCGAAGAAAGTGTCTCTACTAGCGTTGAAGAGACTGAAGAAGATGCACTTTCCTTCTTCAATCGTCTCGCTCAAGAAAACTCCTGAAGAACGGAGAGGGAGAGAAACAGGGGGTGGCTTCGGCCACCCCCTTGTTATTATCCAAATCTAGGAACACCACCGTTCATCATTTGAGATGCCATGAATGTTGCTTCTGATTGTGCAACTCTTGTGTTCGTAACTGTTGTGTTGGAATTGTTTGTTACGTTTGTTGATGATGGTGCGATGACATTTGTTGAACGACCACCACCAGTTTCACTGGACGAAGCGGCGGAGGCTGCTGATGAAGAAATCTGTGCCGTTGTTGATGTAGCAAGCATAGGTGCCGTCGGACTCGCAGACAGCGAATCAGAAGACATATTTGGTTCTAGTGAAGCACTACCCATCATATCACCAGTTACGTTAGGTTGAAGTGATCCTCCTTGCGAACCCACGTTACTTGAAGGTTCAAGTGATCCTTCTTGGTCGCCCATATTATTTGAAGGTTTAATTGATCCTTCTTGGTCATCCACCTTAATCAAATCACCAAGTAATGGAATACTCGATGCTGCGTTGTATATTGTTTCTGGTCCCATGAGTTCCGCTAGTTTACCACCAAGATAACCACCAGCAAAATCACCAGCCACTGCACCAAGTGCGGTTCCAACAAAAGGTATTGGAATGAAAGAACCAAGAACACCACCACCAATACTACCAAGCATCGCACCAAGATTACTGCCGATTGATTTTCCTATTTGCTTTTTCTTTTCACTTGGGTCTAAATCAGAAGACTTGATGTCAGAAATTTCAGAACCCAACATAAAGGTTCTAATGATTGGTTCGATAATAGGAATCTTGAGAACTGATTTTAGAATTTGACCACCCTTTGATTTGAGTGTATTTTCTAAGAATTTTGCTGGATTCAGTTTTGCTAGTTTTTCTCCCGCTTTTGATGCTAGGTTTTTTGCACCAGACCATAGATTGCTAGCCCCACTTTTTATGGAACTCCACCAACCTCCTGCTGTTGATGCAACCGAACTACCCATAGATGCAACCGAACTACCCATAGAACCTATGCCACCCATAACACCGCTCAAAGCAGCACCGATTCTACCAATTCTTCCCAATTTGGATAACTTACCACCTTTGAATAGATTACGAATCTTTGAAAATTTACCCTTTGGTTTAGGTGGTTTGCCCCCCTTTGTTGAACCACCGCCAAGTAGCATCGCCATATCTGTGATGGTACTCATTAATCCCCCACCATCTCCACCATCGCCTCCATCTCCACCATCTCCACCCGCACCACCACTGATTGTATTTTTTAATTTATTTGCTTCTCTCTCTGCCTCTAATTTGTCTTCTCTTTCTTGTAGTTTATCTCTCTTTGGATTCTGAATTGCATTCAATATGTCTTGCAACAAACCAGTTTGTACTAATAGTTCTTGTTTTAGTGTGGGGTCTATGCCAGCAACTGGACCGCCAGGTGCTGTAGATAAACCAGTTTCCATAGACGGAGCAAGACCACCACCACCACCAGCACCACCACCCAAAGTCAAGGTGGAACCAGTCAACATTCCTTCGCCCTTTTGTTCTTGTATGGCACCACTTAGATCTATAGATCCACCACCAAGACCAAGGAAGAAATCTAAAATTGCATCATCTGAAGTAATACCATTATTGATAAGAATATCAAGAAACGCTTCATCTGCTTTATCACCAAACTCTTTATCAAATATTGCTCTTGCTTTTCCGAGTTCCCTTTGTAATCCAGCCTGTTCAACGACTTTCATTACCTTGGCAAGAAGAGATGCTCGTTTTCCTTCCGCTTCTTTTTTTGCTTTTTGTAGTGCCCTTGATGCCCGCTTTTCGTCTATTCTCTCGCTTATTGCACCACCAAATAATGGAATATTTTCAAGAGCCTGCTGGAAACCTCGGGTAAGAATATTTCCTTTTTCTTCATTACCGAGAATAAACTCTTTTGCTCTTCTTGCTAATTTCTTTCCTTCTTTATCTTCAAACTTTTCTTGAATTTCCGAAGATGTCATGAGTTCAACGCCACCAGCACCAACAGCACGTTTTCCTCCTTTGGAACTTTTCTTCATGTCCTTCTTTTGTTGGTCAATGAATTTTCGGAATTCCTTATAGGCCTTCTCTTGTTCTTTTTCAACTTTTGTTTGTTGTTGTTGTTGGGCCATTTAATCTACCTTTGCTTTTTGAGACGCTCTTCTTCTTTGAGCCATCTTTGGAGTTGGAAGATATACACATCTCTTTCCCACGGAATCCAATTCATAATATCATCATATGAATAGTTATAGTGGTGCATAAGTTGAAAATTCAATTTCATAAATGTCTCCAGATTCATGTGGGAGACACTAAACCGAAAAAATCGTTGAGTCCTTTCAGTTCAAATTCTTTTTCCGTTCCATCAGTAAGTGTGTGAGTAAACTTATATTCTAGACTAGGCGCACTGGAATAATACTCAGAGATTTTTCCGAATTGTGCTTCTGTCATACTTTCAATAAACTCAACTTTATCTTTTGTGCTGATGTCTGATTTGCTTAGAACTTGATTTTCAATTGTAACTGAATCTATCATACAGGCAAGTGTTTTGATAATATCATCTTGCGATGGTTTATATATTTTGATTTCTTCTCGAATAATATCGGGTAGTGTAATCTCTCTCATCTCTACACTGATTTTTTCGGTGATTTGAAATTTGTTTGTTTTCTTTGTTCTCTTTGGTGGTTTGATTTTACGAAGGTCGATTTCCACTGGAGTCTTTTTCAATGTAGATGCTTCAGTGTAGAGAAGTTCCAGATTTTCATTTACTGATTTTTCTCTTAGTTTGATGAAGAGATACTCTGCTTCACCTAAACTAATATCGGATAGATCAAGATCTTTGTAGCAGTTGTTTAAAATATTCTTAATTGCTCTAAGAATATCATGTTCATTTCCTTCCTCTGCCACAAGTAATAAAGTCTTTTCTTCTTTGACTAGAAACGGTCTAAAAGAAAGGGCTGTTTCTCTTCATGGTAACTTCACTGAATACTCAGGAAGTTCTGATGTAAGCATGTCAACTAGTTTCATGTATTAGTCCTTTTCAAATTATTCATATTCTGGGAGTGATGTACTGATCTGTCTGAAAGAGAATGATAAACTGAATGTTTGAAGTTCGTTTTGTGAACCGATATCAAGATCAAGTCCATTTATAGTGATTGGGAAAACATCAGTTAGTGTTATAAAACTTGTTCCACTTGCCGTTGGATTATTCTGTGGATAAACTTTTATATTTATTGTTCCTATAATAGCATCGTAGTATGATACTCTTTCATTTTGAGGAATGACGGTTTCCATCCATGACTTTATTTTTCGATGGAATGTTGGGTTGTAATACACAGACATTTCAAAATCACCACTAAAAACTCTACTATATGGCATGTTATACACAGGCCCCCATAGTGTTTTTTCATCTGTTGATATTTGTTGACCTGGCGTTGTAAACGAGATAGGAATAAAATCACCGTTCTGCGAACTTAGTGTTCCAACACCACTTGGACCAGTGATAGTTACATCGAACTTGTTTTTTCGATATAACTTATTTGGATTTTTTGTGAATTCACTAACACGTTTGAAGGTAGGATCTGGCATACAATTCTCCCGTTTTATTTATACAATTATTTGGAGAAAATATCATCCTCTGTTACAACCAAGAATTCCCATCCTTTGTGTTTACAGAACTCTTTTGCCGCTTTCCATTTTGCTATATTTGTTTCGTATGTCATACATTCACGAATGTAGTTTTTTGATTTTCTTTTTGGTTGTTTTGGTGGTTTTGTTTGCTTCTTGGGTTTTACTTCTATTACCATCGTTTTGACTTCATCATTTTCGGTTTTCTTCTCAATAATAAAGTCGGGATAATACCGATGGTTTTTTCTATCCACTGGTGAGTAGTACGGTATGGAAAATTCTTCAGATCCCCATCTGACTATGTTTGTATTTTCATCAAGGAATCTACAAACCCTGCGTTCCCATAAAGAACGGCAAATTATGTTGTTTGGGTTCCCTATATACTTTTGAGGATTTTGTGGGTTATATTTTGTTTTGTATGCCATAAAGATTGAGGTAAAATGTCTTCTAAAATACTAGGAAACCAATATAGAAATATAAGATACCCTCTTAATGTAGAAGCGGGAAACATACCTTATATATTGTTTGTTGGAAAGCCCTATCAAGCACTTCTTGGAAACGGAACCGCAACACCAGAACAAACTTCTATAATAAAGATAGCGATGCCTCCCGCCCTCAACAGTTCAGATTCACTGAACTATGATACATCTAGTATGCTAAAAACAGTAGGAGTCGCTGAACAATTAGCAGCAGGTAACTATATGGGTGCCGCTGAACAACTTGGTTTGGGTGGTATGCAAGGATTATTTGGAGAGGGTGCTGAATTTGCTGCTGCGATGAGTGGACAGCAAATAAACCCAAAAGAATCTTTAATCTTTAAGGCTCCAAGTCTGAGAACACATAGTTTTACTTTCAATATGTTTGCGAGAAATAAAGATGAGGCAGAAGCAATAAAAAACATAATCAAGTCTTTTAGATTAATGGCTTACCCAACAACAACGTCAATTAGTGGTAATGAGGACAGTGAGACAATATACGAATTCCCTTATGAATTTTCAATTTCAATGCACCCTGTACCTGATAGTGGCTTTCCTGAGATACCAAGAGTCTTTTGTACCTCAATCGAAACGAATTATGCTGGTAGTGGCAGAGTTACGTTTACTCCAGATAACTACTTCCAGTCAGTTGAATTAACATTACAGTTTCAAGATATTAAACTCCTCAATGATAAAAATATCACACCACTTTGATCGGGACGATAATATATGTTCAGTCAACTATTTCCTAAAACAACATTCGCAAGTTATCCAAATGGAATCAACAGTGCTGCTGATGTCAAAGAAGTTCTTGACATCTTTCGTAGGTTTCGTTTCATAGATAAGTTTTCGAATGTAAAAAACTATCAAACCTACTATGTCAGAACAGGCGAAACTCCAGACATGGTTGCCTCTAAATTCTATGGTAACTCAGAGTGGTATTGGTTGTTGATGGTTTTTAATGATCTGGTAGATCCTTTCCGAGATTGGCCAAGAGCGGGATTTGATACAAACAATGCTTCTATAGATTATAGTGAAGATGTGATCAGTTTTTTGCCCCAGTCAAGTAATCTATATCCATTTTCAGTTGGTGATGTCATTACTCGATGTGATGTAAGTGGAAATGTTGATTTTGAAGATTCTTTTATATCTGTGATAACAAGAACAAAAAATGATTTGTTTAGTATATACGTTGATATTGAAAATTCTTCTGGTAGAAGATTGGCAGAGGATGAGTATTTTGGAGTGATAGAAAGTGAAGGATCTGTTGTAGCAACAAATGTACATCAGGTAAAGTTAGCAAGAACTCCAATTAC